GTTAACCAGAAGAAAATTCTGGATCAATTTCAGCGCGACAACGATAAAGTTGTTCGGAGGCGTTATGGTTTCCCACTGAGGAGTTCTGTAGAGAACTGGTCCTCTGGCTCGTTGCCTGCTTCTCGTCTGTCTCCTGTCCCTATGGGATGGGAGGCTCCGGGTTCAAACAGCTTGCCTGAGAACATGTTCCTCAGTGCCAGTGCAGAGCGGACTCTCTCTAAACAAGAAAAAATCTGGTTTAGTGGTGCCTTTCGGTACCATCTTGCTTCCACCGATTCTCAGTGGGGCAGGATAGAGAGAACGTCGCAGCTTATGGCTCATCTTCTAGGCGCTCGCCTAGACGCTGAGACCATGTGGGCTGCGATGCCATGGAGCTGGCTCGTTGATTGGTTTAGTGATACTGGAGATATTATCTCCAACGCCACTCATGCCATTCTCGATGGCCAGTTGTTGCAGTATGGTTATGTAATGTGTGAAACTACACAATACTCAACCATTACCTCTAAGAACGTCACCAGTTCATCTGGTCAGTCGTTCGGAGACATCACTACGGCTTTCATTTCTCGACGAAAGCAACGGGTGAAGGCAACTCCTTACGGGTTCGGTCTAAACCCCGACTCGTTTTCGCCTCAGCAATGGGGCATTCTGTCGTCTCTGGGTATGACCCGAGGCGTCAACAAGCTCTTTTGAGCTTGACAACTAAATAACAATTAAATATTAATTAGGAGTAATGCCATGGCTTTCGCCGATCCTCAGACTATCACGGTTGTCGGTACCACCGCTTCGACGCTTCCGCGCGTTGCAAGTGGTATTAACTCTGGAGCTTTCCAGAGTGCCGACGGCACCCAGAAGCTGTCCGTTTCCAGTACTTACGGGAAGCGTACGCGTCGGGTGGTTCGTGTCGATCTGAATAAGATTGCTGCGGACCCCTTCGTGGCTGGTCAGAACGATTCTGTTTCGATGTCGGCTTACGTCGTCATCGATGTCCCTAAGCAGGGATACAGCATCGACGAGCAGACTGCAGCGGTTGCCGGCCTTGCCGGTTACCTTACTGCATCCACGAATGCCCAGCTTAAGAAGCTCCTCGGCGGCGAGAACTAAGTTCTCGCCTAACCCTGGAACTGCTTAGAAAGGGCAGGTCTGATGGACCAGATTGTTTATCTGATCCTGGGCGGTTCAGTAACGCTCGGAGTAGTGTCCCTCATGCTCGTTAATAACGCGCTTAAGGGCAACTCGAATCGAGGTCGTCACTGAACTAAGTAAAGCATATGGCTATGGAAGCTCACCCCCAATATGAATGGAGGAGGCTTGAAAAGCCTTATGTTACTCTGCGAGTCAGTTCTCAATGATATTGAGAGCTGGTGCGGCACTAGTACCCGACTTGATCTGAAAACAGTCAAGTCGCGTGTTGAAGCTGAGGGGTTATCGTTTTTGACGATTACCTTAGCGAACTATGGTAAAGACTTCCAAAAAAGCCTCGACCAAGGGTTCGTTAGTCACGACCTGTTCCTGGGTTTTTCCAGGGCAGGCGGTCTCCCCCGATTTCTCGGAGGTTTCCTTGATCTCATCTTCGATCGGCCTAGTGGACGATTGCTCGACGAACCATCAATCCATGCGATCCGTGCGATTCGTCAGTTTACACTGATGTTCGCTAAGATCAAAATGGATTGCTCTCCTGCACGTGTGCAGGGAGCTTTTGATGAGTTCCTCGAGACTGAACATGCAGTTAAGGAATATGATGCGCTGAGGACTCCGGATATGTATTCGGATTTTCAACGTGTCTCTTCTTTGGTTTTTCGTGATGTTTTCTCTCTCATGGATCGTGAGATCTATGAGGGGAACATCACTCCAAAACATGGCCCTGGCACGACTCAGGATCGTACGGTTGGAAACCGTAAGTTCCTTTGGACGACCTGGACCGACCGTCTGGAATATTTATTCCCGGCGCGCGAGTTTCTCGCGCCTCGTATCGGTCTCGCTAACAGCGAATGTCTTAACTGGCTGGAGCCCGGAGCAGAGCCACCCGTTAGGGTGATCACTGTTCCTAAAACGTTGAAAACGCCTCGAATCATCGCGATTGAGCCCGTTCACATGCAATATGTGCAACAGGGTCTTCTCGAGAAATTCGTTGAGTTCATTCATGAGGATGACATCTCATCAATGTTCATCAGTTTCAATGACCAAGAGCCTAATCAGTTCTTGGCACATGAAGGGTCTGTTTATTCAGACCTCGCAACACTTGATTTGAGTGCTGCGTCTGACCGCGTTTCCAATCAGCTTGTGCGAGCCATGCTGCACCTGTGGCCTCATCTTCTTGAGGCTGTGGATGCATCACGGTCACGTAAGGCTGACGTTAATGGCAAGGTTATTAGGCTTGCCAAGTTCGCGTCTATGGGTTCAGCTCTTTGCTTCCCTATTGAGTCCATGGTGTTTATCACCTTGGCGCTCCTTGGGGTCGAAAAGAAGCTCAATCGCCACTTGACCAGAAAGGACCTTCAGGGCCTTTCTGGGGAGGTACGCACTTTTGGTGACGATATTATCGTTCCCAAAAGTTCAGTGCTTGATGTTGTCGACGTACTTACAGATTTTGGTCTGAAAGTAAATGTCGGCAAGTCTTACTGGACCGGAAGGTTCCGTGAGTCTTGCGGCAAGGATTATTATGCTGGCTATGACGTAACACCTGTCAAGCTACGCACTCTAATTCCTACCCAACGTCAGCACGCTGAAGAGATTATCTCCTTCTCTGCCTTCCGTAACCTTGCAGCTAAGCTGCATATGGATGCGACTGTAGAGTACTGCGATTCGGTTTTGGGATCGTTGATCCCTTATCCGGCAGTAGGAGAGTTCTCTCCGGTGGTCGGCAGACATGTCCATCCTTCATCTATTGATGTCGGTCGGATGTGCCACAACCTTCAACGCCCTCTTGTCAAGGGTGTGAAGGTTGACACTACCATTGGGAGTGATCCCATTGATGGTGATGCCGCTCTCCTCAAGTATTTCTTGAAGAGGGGTTCTGCCCCTTT